CATTCACAATCCCTCTCTTTATGAACTAAATAGTTTATACAATAAAACCCAGAGCGACTTTCATCTTCTCTGGGATTTCTTGATTTCTTTTGCTTCGTCTTCGAACTGTTTCTTTAATCTTTCGATGAACCATGTTCTCAAACCAATCGGCAATGAGTGAATCTCTGTGAAAGACCATCCTCCGAAATGCTTCAGAATAAAGAATCCTTCATAGATGCCCTCCATTGCTTTAGGCGTTAGGCCAAAAAAAGTCGGTCCCGAACGGAACCTGAACCTCCTGTTCGTGAGAACAATTCTTGCATGTGAGAGTCTCGGAGATATCAACCGAAGGTGTTGCATACTTAAGACATATTCTTAAATGCGAAGAATCTACAACGGGCATGTTATCAACAAATTGATTGATGATTTCTTTTTCTGAAAATCCTTCAATCGATAAGATCATCTCTTTATATTGGTCGGAGATTGAAAATTCCTTATTTTCACTTAAGATAAGTTGAGCAATCTTGCTTTCTTCAATACCATTAGCAAGTCTAAATTTGATCTTAAACTTTGAGAAAGGAAGTGTTGTTTCAAATAACCCATCATCCGCAATGGTGATCACCGAGTTGTCTTCTTTGAATCCACCAACAACTTTTGGGTTTCTTAAGTCAAACATAAGAAGGTTATTGGTTTCACATTTTGGACACTTCACACGAGCTTCATAATCATACCCATAAGCCGTTCCACGAGCTTTGATAAGGATTGCGTTACGGTCTGCGATAAGAAGCGTCAATGGATCGATTTCGGACTCTACAATGATGTTTTCAAGCATTCTTTCAATCGCCACTCCCTTTTTAATCAAGGATTGGTTTGACAAGATATCTTCATCTTTTGCGGTCATGTATCGAATCTCAAGGGAGTCTTTGCCGTGAAGTGGGTGTCCCTTTGGATATCCAATTCCTTTTGAGGGCAAATCAACAAATTCTGTTGGGGCCGTAAAACTTAGTGGGTTAAACATTTGAGGTGGTGCTTCACCTGTTTCTGGCTGGTTATTCATTCCTAGCCTATCTGAGTTTCTACTCATTATTTCTCCGTGTTTAGTTTAAAAGTGCATAATCATATGTTATGGTTAATGTTATGGAAACAATATCATCTGAACCATAATCAAGGGTGCTCAATTTCATTTCTGATATAAACGCTCCTTGCAAAGTCCAGTCTTCAATTACTTCTCCATTACCATTTACTTGTTGGATATGGAGGTCAAACAAGGCTCCTTCTCCATTGCCCTCACCCTTTCCGATTCCACCATCTATAGTAAGGTTATCGGGCTTATATCCAATCTCTCCAAGTTGCTGCATTAATGCATCAACAGTTCTTCCAACATCTGCAAGCTCAGCTGTTATTGGACTCCAAGATATGATTCCCGGAACATTTATCTCATGATTGATTAGTCGATACTTGTTGGAATTAACAATAAAGGAAGGTTTATCTATTTTATTAGCATTCCACCAATAACCAAGACCATCCGTTCCGAGTCCAATCGTACCTGATGATTTTACTCGGAAGCGGAAAGCTCGTTTTGGTTCAAGACTATTTTGGGTCCAAAAGGACATTTAAGTCTCCTTAGTTTTGAGTTGGTGCGTTACCTGGAGCTGGGAATTGAATACTTGTTGTATTACCATCCAAGTCCTTATTGGTACATCCAGCCCAGTCATATTTCCAAGTCAAGTCAATTGTTCTCATGTCGTCATTTGAGTAGTCCAACTGAGAGAATTTGACTGAAGTGATGAACGGGTTAAACATTGTCCATTGTTCTACCAAAGTACCATTACCAGAGAAGATATCGATTGTCAAAGTACCAAATGCAGCATTAGCATTTGATTTGGTAATAGAAGACGGTCCGTTTACTCCAAACAAGTTTGGAACAGTACCAGCAAACTCTTGGTGACCTTTGATTGAATAACCAGAATCCAAGATGATTTGGTTTGTGATCTCAACAGCATTAGGAGAGATTGGGTCAACCAAAGTCATGTTAACGTCTTGCCATTGAACACGACCTGGAAATTTGTATTCGTTATCAAAGAACGAGTGAGTTACATCAGTAACTGTGTAGCTTGGTGTATCAACTGTTTTTGCCCACCAAACAGCGGCAGAATCAACACCTGCATATCGGCTGATACCAGACATTGTTACGCGCCATCGAAAGTTTCTTTTCGGTTCTGTTGTGTTTTCGGTCCAAAATGACATAATTTAAATTCTCCTATTTATCTGTAATTAGTGTCTATTAAAATTCAACGCCAGTTTGGGTAACGACAAAGTCGATAACGACGTATTCGATTGCTTTCGCAGGCTTAACAAAGACTTTAGCATACATGATGTTACGATCTTGCAAGTCTGGTGTGGTTGTTGTCTCATCGAGAACAACTTTATATTCTGTGATACCAAATTCTGAACGAACTTGAGCTAAGATTGGCTCAATTGTTGCTTTGAATCTATCATATGTGGCTTGAACGCCTTGTTCAAACAAGAATTGATCAGCGATTCCGCCAATGCGTTTCTTCAAATAGATCATCATACGACGAACGTTGATGCGATCCAATGCAGTATCTGTTGGTTGAAGAGTCTTTTGTCCAAAGATAACGGTATCTCCAGTCGCAGGAAAACGAGCAATTGGGTTAATATTAACATTATACAAGTTGTCGCGATCTGTTTTGCTCAAGTGTTCATAAGTTCCAACAACGTTAGCGCCACCAGTACCACCAAGAGGGGCAAGTCCACCACGAGTGAAACCAGCAGGTGCAAACCAAGGCTGAGAAAGCGCCTCAGACTTCGCAATAGCTCCAATAGCAGCAACACTAGGAGGAGCCATCAAAACGCTTCCACGACCGCTTGACACGTCTGCAATGCGCACATTTGGATAGTAAGCAGCAGCGTAAGATGAGGCAACAGATCCACCCTCAGCAGTCGAAACCATTGTTGAAACAGATCCAGGAACTTCATTGAGTCCACTATCCACTGCACTTACATAAATTCCTTGCATGTCAATGATTGCTAATGCATCACCGCGCTCTTCAGTTTGACGAACAAGCAAAGAGTTGATTGCAGAATTAGTAACGCCTGGGATTGAGATCAAGTCATAACGGCTTGTGTAGTAATCAGCAACCATAGAGATTGCAGATTCCATTGAGTATTTTGCATAAGGTGTGTTTGTAAGTGCATCATTGTTGAATGGGTTTTCAACTTTGATGTCAACACCGTCAGTTCCTCCAAAGAATGGAGCAGCAAATTGTTTGATCCCAGTAGCTAGAGCACCAGTTGATGCATCATCGAAAGCTACCACGAAAGTATTAGTGTGATAGTAAGTCCCAGTTGTTCCATCTTGTTGAATGTTCTCTAGAGAAAATTTATAAGCGGCGTCGGTTGATGGAGCTGTGTAAGCTAGGTGTGGATTATAATCAGACTTAAGAATTCCAATGTCGCAAAAATCATCTTGACCACGTAAAGAGTTGTAAGACAATCCATAGATTGCTGTTGGAGCATAGTTTGATGAACCTGCATTAGTGTTTTGCTCACTTAATCCGTGAGTCGGCCAAGTGATATCGATAGAATCACCAAGCTGCAATCCTTCAACGGTTCTCAGAGCGTTTCCATTTGGAAGAGTGTCTAGACCCCAGAGCCACTCCACGAAGGCTGTGGCGTCTGTTTCAGCTACTGTGAAGTTTGCTATCTTTTTTGGTCCCAAGAACCCAAGAGGAAGGTCAGTTTTGTTAACACCGCCATCTGCGATTTCAACACGAACTAAGTTTGATTGATTTGTAAAAGAGCCTTCTGTTTTAGTTTTGTTATCTGCATTGTCCCAATAAATATTTAGATCTCCAATCTTTTTCAAGATATAGTTTGGAGAATCTGGGTTCAATGTAATATTCACAAACTTCTCGACATACTCAGAAGGACGTTGACCAGCACGGGCAATCTCGATTGTAAAAGAAGCTTCTGGTCGAACTGTTGTTGCTTTACGCAAGTCTTTGATTCGAACGATATGAGTCTTGTGGAAGTCTGAGCCTTCATCTAAGGCGCAAAGTCTGAATAAGCGCTTATCGCTGGAAGCGTTTGAACCAATAAACCACCCAGTTTTAGCTTCTGTAAGTTCAACCTTGTGATTTACGAAATCAGTTGTTTCAGCACTATCTCTGATTGGTGCAACCCAAGCAATCAATCCACTAGATGCGTCCAATCTTTGAACATTGTATTCAAATGATTCACCTAAGAAGACTTTGTGATTATTCCAACCAGATGCAAAAACTGTTGCATCAGTGTTTAAAACATTTCGAATAAAGTTTTGAGAGTTTTCATCGAAGTTAAATGTGAAATCAAATTCTTGCCCAACAGTTCCGTTGTCCAATTGCGCTGACCAACCATTGGTGTCTTGTTTGATAGCCAATGCTGAGCTGTAAGTTCCCGCAGCAGGGGTCCCATCTCTTTGTTCTCCATCTAGACCTAATTGTGATCCTTCTACGTAGAGAATCGCAGCAAGAACACCATTGCTGGCTGCTTTGTTTTCTGCAACAAAGATTCCCAATGCTCCCTTTACATCACTTACTGCAGCAATTCCACCAGTCAATGTGGCTTGTTCAACAGACCATCCAGCATCTCCAGCATTTTCTTCAACACCAGCCAAGCGGATAAACTTAACAGGGCCAACTCGAGCCGCAAGATAAGCCTCAGCAGCATAAGCAGCCCAGCCACCACCAGCAGTGTTTCCTTCGCGCCATGGATCTCCACGCTTAGTTCCGTCCATTGGAGTTCCAAAAACAGCTTGGAAGTCTGCTAGAGACGTGATTTTGATTGGCTTCATCGCAGGGCCTTTCTTGGCACGACCGATCAAAAGCAATCCGTCATTCTCAGGAACAGCTGCGACAGCTGATTGGTCGATTTCTCTCAGTTCAATTCCTGGAGACAAAAAGTCAAACTTGGTAGGCATTAAAAACTCTCCTTTTAAAATTCATTTTCCTAGTAAATAGTCCTCTGAAACCCCAAAGTCATAAATCTCGGTATTTCTCACCGTTCTTGTCCCATGGCTTTTTATCGCCCACAATAACACGCTCTCTAGAGATTTTGACTTCAACAATCGTTTCCTCTCTCTTTACAAACGGTTCTAGTGATTCGCCATTGGTTTGGTTGATATATCCAAGTACTTTGATTTGAACTTTTGCATTAAACATTCTTTCATCTTGACCTAGGTTAGCTTGGTTGCTATTGATTCCATAATCATCTTGAACAAATGCTTCATATTGATATCCATTGTTCTCGATTATAAAATAGTTCTTTGTGCTATTCATGAATAAAGGTAGAATATCATTCATCTGCTGTTGATACTCTGTTCTTATATTAATCTCAAACATGCAATTCAAATAAGTGGGTTTTGGGATTGAAATTGTCTCATAGACAACTTTTTTTGTGGAAACAGGCCCTGTTTCATCACCTATTTCCTGACGCTTCCTAGAAGCGTTCTGGAAGTTTTGTGTTTTATCTTGTTGGATTAATCTGCGAATTGTAATTCTTTCGCCGTCTCCAACGTAAGCAGCTTGAACAGATCCTTTAAAAGTATCATCTCTTGTGACGCTAGATCTTGAGATTGTAATAAGAGGTAAGCGAAGCTTTCCAACCTTATCTCTCAACTCTTTATTGTTCTTGATTTGAAATGTTCTTTCGGTTCCCATCCATAGGATATTAACCTTTTCTTTGCCAGCATTTGTTATTACGTGAGGATTCAAAATTTCATCAACAAAACGATAAATTGCTGTATCAATATTTTCAAGTGTTGATGGGTATGAAATTTCGTTATTAGCCTGCATTGAATAGTCCGTCTCTAGCTCTTATACACTCAGCTCCGACTTCAAATCTTGATTCAGGTTGCCCAAATAGGATCTTCGGTTCAATGAGCTTCACAATCTCGTAAAAGATCTCTCCGAATCTTACGAAGTCACCTTCTCGGACAAACAAGTTCTGATCTTCTGTTAATCTTCTCTTATGAAAGTTCACTTTAATCTTTGTTGCTTTGTCGAGAGCGATGTTCTCCATGTCGGAGGTTTCAACTCCTTGATATTCAACTAAAGCAAAGACTCTAATTGGATGCAAGAAGTTTTTCTCGATTGCTTCTCCATAAATAGGGTGGAAATCTGTCGATTCTACATCAATTGGAAAATAAAGAACCTGTTGACCAACAACGCGTTCGATAATTTCATCATTAATTTGCTTAACAAGGTCTTTTTCTTTGTCTCCAAAGAACATTGGAGAAGGCGGTTGTGTTGGTCTTTCCCATTTTGACATTTATGTTACCCCACGAAGATCTTTAATGGTGTCTTACCAACAATCGCATCAGCATTATCAACCATTGCTTTATCTGTCTCTGCTAGTTTAGCATATAACATCTCGTCAAGTTGCTTATTAAGCTCTTCTCGAAGGTTTTGTTGCTCTGTCGATGCTTGAGTTAAAAGATCTGATGCATTAAGAGTAACGTTATCTCCCGGAATTGGGATTTGTCCACCAAATTTACCACGGATTTGTCCAAGAGTCTCTTTTGAGAGAGCTAAAGCAAAGCGTCTGATCCATTGCTTACCGATTGAATTGATGCTTTCGTAAGGAAGGTTCTCCATCGGAAGAGTGTTCATATTA